CCCCGAACCCCAGGCTTGAGCCTGTCCATCTGCACGACCCTCAAATAGGAGCCCATCGTGGCGAAAGATACCGAACTGAAAGTAGAAATCGAGAACGAAGAACTGGTGATCAGGGTTGGAATTTCAACCCTGTGTTTCGCGGTTCGCCAATGCCAGATCATCGACAACGCCGTGATGGACGCAGACGGGGATGAAACCGCTGTGGAGATCACCGACGAAGCGGTGTTCGCCAAGGAAATCCTCAGCGCCCTCATGGTCGAAGAAGAGGACGGCAGCACTCCCGTCCACCGGATGCTCGACTCTGCCGCCGAATGGGCGATTGAGCAGGGCTGTGAAGGCATCGAGTTCCACGAAACCAAAGACGAGGATGACGCCGAGTAGGCGTCTGTCTAGGCGCAGACCTGGAAGAAAGGAAGGAACCCTATGCCAGAAACGCCAGAAGAACGAAGGAAAGCCTGGGGACTGCTGTTCCGCACCGTAGCCGCGAACCCGGAACCCAATCCAGCCCTCAAGGGAAAGAAGAATGGGAACTGCAACCGGACTTCCTGCCAGAAACCTGGGGCAACGTGGTTCAACCATTCCACCCGCGCTTTCTACTGCCAGCCCTGCGCCTTCCTGCTCAACAACGAGAACCCGGATGCGGTCGCGCTGTTCGGGCACGACCTCTGCACCCCCGCCGAATAGGCTTTTGTCCAGGATCACGCCTGGACCACGAAAGGAACCCCTCCGGCCCCGCTTCGGCGGGGCTGGTTGCGTACCGGTAAAAATGTCCTGGCCCCCTGACATTCTGGAAAAACGCCCTAACCTCCTGGGTGGTCTGACAAGAGGTGACGCATGGCTCAATACCCCGAAGTGCTGCTGGACGTGGCGGCGTGCCTTACCGGCTCCCTGGAGCGCCGGGGGATCCTCCCGGAGACGGCCGCGGAGATCGCCCACGAGGCCACGGAAAGCCTGCGCAAGCGGTGGGGAGGCATGGACCTCTACATCCCCAAGGGCGAGGAGCTGGAACTGGCCCCCAAGTACCTGCTGATCTATGAACGCTGGAAGGCTGGAGTGGATCAGCTGACCCTGGTCCGCGACACCGGCTACAGCCGCCAGTGGATCACCCAGATCGTCCGGGCCGCCCGGGCCGGCCGGGCGCAGAAGGTCGAGGCCTCGCCCCTGTTTCCCGATTGAGACCATCCGCAACCCTTGAACGACGCCCCCGAAAGGGGGCTTTGCTTCGTCCGGAACTCCCAAAAATGCTTTCCTAGAACCTTTGCGCGCGCGCGTGAAGCTGTGGGACCAGGCACCTCCCCATCGGGGACGGACCCTGCAGGACCGGATTCCCCGGTCCTTTTGGAGATCCCCATGCCCCTCCTGTCCCAGCTGCATGAAGCCATTCGTGCTGCGGTGCGGGAGGAGCTGGCCACCACGGAGTCACCATGAATTCCTTCCTCTCCCCCCTGGCCCATTTGTGGCATGCGGCCTACAACCTGACCGTCATGGAGCGGCGGCGCTCGGTCCGGGCCGCCTGCGGCCTTGCGGGAGGCATCCTGACAGCCATCCTGATGTGGGCCCTGGTGGTGGCCCGCGGCCAGGTGGGTGCTGATCATCCCCTGTGGGAGGCCATCATCCAGGCCCGCATGGTCCTGGTCCGGCTCATCCTCGCCCTGCCGGTCCTGATCCTCGGTCTCCTGGCCGCGGTGATGGCCTACCAGACCCTGGAGAACACGGAGCTAGGCCGGCGCCTGATGATATGGGCCATCTCCGACGATGCGCTCGTGCAGTCCACCAAGACCAGCAATGCCGGCAACCTCCTGGCGTCCCTGGTGCTGGCCTGCGTCCTGGGACTCCTTTGGGGAGTTTTGAGGTGAGGCAAGCCCTGCTTTGCCTGGCCCTGGCCTGCCTGGTCCTGGCCGCACCCTCCAAGCCCCTGGCCGGGGACCTGGTGCCCTGGCAGGCCTTGTTCGTGGCCGTCGCCGGTCCCCGTTGGGTGGACCGGGCCGCCCAGGTCCAGGCTGAATCCGGGTTTGATGCCTCCGCGGTGTCCCCGGTGGGAGCCGAGGGACCCTGCCAGTGGATGCCCGGGAGCTGGAGGGACGCCATCCGCAAGGGCTGGGCGCCCGTCGGCAGCTCCCCCAAGGATCCGCAGGCCGCCCTCCCGGCCCAGCATGCCTATATGCTCTGGTTGGAGACCTTCTGCGAGGGCTTCGAACCGGCCCTGGGCGGCTACAACGCCGGGCCCGGCAACATCCGGAAGGCGCAGCGCCTCGCCCGGGCCCTGGGCATGACCGATCGCGCAGCCTGGCTCCGGACCCTGCCCCGGGTCACGGGCGACGCGCATGCCGGCGAGACCCGGGGCTACCTCAAGCACAACGCCATCTTCCGCGCCCGGATTCAGGCGCGCCTGCCCCTTTAGGAGCCTCCATGGACAATGCACCCGCCCCCGCACCCCAGATTGGAGCCATGGTCCTCTATCGGCTCTCGGAGGTGGATGTCGGCCATATCCGGGACACGGCCAAGGCCCGCCAGCTTTGGCAGAACGACTATCAGTACGGCCAGATCTGCCCCATGGTGGTGACCCGCTCCTGGAGCCACGGCCTCGTGAACGGCAAGCTGCTCCTGGACGCGGATTTCGACCTGGTCGTCACGAGCCGCCACGAAGGGGAAGGCCATGGCCAGTGGCACCTGAAGACGTGGGGGCAGTGATGCCCGCCCGGTGGAGCCAGGGGATCCTGGCCATCCTTGGCCTGCTGCTGGTCCTCTGGGGCGGGTTTGCGATCCAGTCCTGCCGGAAGGCCAGCGTCTCCGGCGCGGCTCGCCAGAAGGCCGACCAGGAGCAGCTGGTCACCGTTGCCGAAAAGGCCAAGGGGGAACTCCATGACCAGGATGCGCTCAAGCTCGTGCCCAGGGTCGGCGAGGCTGACTAGGTCGTGGCCCGCAAGCGTGCCCGGGTCGCCCAGCTGGAGCCCCTGCCCCAGGTTCCCCCGCCCGGAACTGTCCCTCCTGGCCGCATGGATCCTCTTTCAGCTTCCGGGAGCGGGCCGTCAGCTGCTGACGCCGAGATCGCACGGCTCCAGGCGCTTTCGGGCGCAAAGTCTGACCTGATCGAAGCCCTGACCAAGGCGGGCGAGGAAAAGGATGCGCTGATCGCCAGTGTGACGGCCGCCCGGGATGCCTACCGGACGGCCTTACTCCATGAAACCGAACGGGCCCGCCTGTTGGAAATCGCTCATGACGCCCAGCTGGCGGCAGTCCGGGCGGAGCGCTGGCAGGGCCGCGCCGAGGGCGCCGTCCTGACTCTCCTTCTTCACGGCCTGCTATGAGGCAGGCCCCATTCCACCACCAACCACCGCCGCGGCGCTCCGCCGCTTATACCGTCGAGGGGAGCTGATGCGACGCGCCAAAGCAACTGCAACACATAGCCAGAGGCTTGAAATGAGTGAGGAATGCCAGACCTGCAGCCAGGGCAAGGCCCTGGGGCGACTGGAAGGCAAAATGGACGCGGTCCTGAGTCTCCAGGAGGCCCATGGCGCCAAGATCGATGCCCTGGATACCCGGCTTCGCAGTGTAGAGAACCGCTCGGCCATCGCCGGTGCCGCCGCGGCCCTGATGGTGACCCTGGGGCTCGACCTGGTGCGCTGGAAGCTGAAGGCCTGATCATGGCCCACGCCCCCGAGACCCGCGCCAAACTACGCGCCTTGTATGTCCATGAAGCCCTCAGTCTGGAAGCGGCCGCCGATCGCCAGGACATCTCCGGGCGGACGGCAACCCGCTGGAAGCAGGAGGCCCTGGCCAAGGGCGACGACTGGGACAAGGCGCGCCTGGCCACGCGCCTGGCCGGGGAAGGCTCCGAGGCCGTCGCCCGGATGGTCCTGGAGGAGTTCCTGAGCCTTTTCCAGAGCACCCTGACCGAGGTGAAGAACGGCGACCTCAAGCCCATGGAGAAGGCCGAGGCCATCGCCCGCCTCTCGGACGCCTACACGAAGACCATGCGCAGCATCCAGCGGAGCGCGCCGGAGCTGAACCGCCTGGCCGTGGCCAGCGAGGTGCTCCAGCTCCTGGCCAAGTTCGTGCAGGCCAAGCTCCCCCAGCATGCCCCGGCCCTGCTGGCGGTGCTGGAGGCCTTCGGAGAGGAGCTGGTCATCGCTTATGGCTAACCGGGTCCAGTTCAACAAGCGGGACTTCCTGGAGGGCCTCAAGGGCCTGGCCGATGGCCTGCGGCAGCAGATCGAAGCCAAGGTCGAAGGCTTCGATCCTGATCCCGTGGCCATGGCCAACCGCCGGGCCAAGGCCGACCAGGACCTGGATTTCTTCGCCCGGACCTACTTCCCCCACTACATCCAGTCCGCCCCCAGCCTCCTCCATGAGTACCTGTTCAAGCGGCTCCCCCAGGTGGCCTGCGCCAAAGCAGGTGCAAAACTGGCCATCGCCGCCCCCCGCGGTGAGGCCAAGTCCACCATCGTCAGCCAGATCTTTGTGCTCTGGTGCGTCGTTACGGAACGCAGACGCTACATCCCCATCATTATGGATGCCTTCGAGCAGGCGGCCACCATGCTGGAGGCCATCAAGGCGGAGCTGGAAGCCAATTCCCGCCTGAAGATGGACTATCCGGAGGCCTGCGGCAAGGGCGACAAGGTCTGGCAGGCCGGCGTCATCGTCACGGTCAACAACGCCAAGATCCAGGCCTTCGGCAGCGGAAAGCGCATGCGCGGCCTGCGCCATGGTCCATACCGCCCCGACCTGGTCATCTGCGATGACCTGGAGAACGACGAGAACGTCCGGAGCCCCGAGCAGCGGGACAAGCTGGAGGGCTGGCTCAAGAAGGCCGTCCTCAAGCTCGGCCAGGCCGACGACTCCCTGGACGTCATCGTCATCGGGACGGTGCTCCACTACGATTCGGTCCTCGCCCGGCTCCTGAAGAACCCCCTCTGGGAGTCTCAGACCTTCAAGGCCATCCTGGAATGGCCCCACCGCATGGACCTTTGGGACAAGTGGGAGGAAGTCCTGCTGAACCAGGGGCCGGAGGCGGGCGCCGCCTTCTACCGGGAGCGTGAGGCCGAGATGAACCGGGGGGCCGTGGTCTCCTGGTCGGCCCAGCGTCCCATCCTGGTCCTCATGCGGATCCGGGCCCGGGACGGCCACGCCGCCTTCGATTCGGAACTCCAGAACGATCCCATCAGCAGCGAGGACGCCCCCTTTTCCAACCTGGTGTATTGGGTGGATGAGTCGCCGCGCTGGGTCTATTTCGGGGCGGTGGACCCCTCCCTGGGCAAGCTGAACAAGGGCAGGGACCCTTCCGCCATCCTGGTGGGCGGCCTGGACCGGGAGACGGGGATCCTGGATGTAGTGGAGGCCTCGATCTGCAAGCGCCTGCCCGACAAGATCATCGAGGACGTCATCGGCTTCCAGGCCAAGTACAGGTGCCTCCTCTGGTTGTTCGAGGCCGTCCAGTTCCAGGAGTTCCTCCGGACCGAGCTGGTCAAGCGGAGCGCCAAGCGCGGCTGCCCGGTCCCGGCCCGCCCGGTGATCCCCCACTCTGACAAGGCCCTCCGGATCGAATCCCTCCAACCCCATTGCGCCAACGGGCTGATCCGGTTCCACCCCCGTCTGGTGACCCTGCTCCAGCAGCTGCGGCATTGGCCCATGGCCGACCATGACGACGGTCCCGACTGCCTGCACATGCTCTGGGCCGGGGCCATCAGCAGCGCGGTCACCTATGACTATCAGCCGGTTTCTCCCTCCCGGAGCGGCTTTCGATCCAAAGGAGCCCTCTGATGGCCTTGCTTGATGCTTATGGAAACCCGGTGGATGTGAAGCTCCTGCGGCAGGAGGTGGCGGGTCCCACAATGCTGGGGATCCGCCACACCCTCTCCGATCACCCGTCCAATGGCCTGACCCCCCAGCGCCTGGCGTCCCTGCTCGTGGGCTCGGAGGATGGGGATCCGCTCCCCTACCTGGCCCTGGCCGAGGACATGGAGGAAAAGGACCTCAACTACCGCGCCCAGCTGGGGACCCGCAAGCTGGCCATCGCCGGCCTGGAGCCCTCAGTGGAGGCCGCCTCGGACGCCCCGGCGGACCAAGCTGCGGCGGACCTGGTGCGGGAGTATCTGGCCAAGGACGGCCTGGAGGAGGTCCTCATGGACATCCTGGACGCCCTGGGCAAGGGCTTCTCCGTCTCGGAGATCCTCTGGGATACCACGGGCAGGCGCTGGTTCCCCCAGGAGATCCTCTGGCGGGATCCCCGGTGGTTCATGTTCGACCGGACCGATGGTGCCACCGTGCAGCTGCGGGACATCGGCCCGCCCCAGAACCTGCCTCCCTTCAAGTTCATCGTCCACCGCCCCCGCCTCAAGAGCGGCATCCCCATCCGGGGCGGCCTTGCCCGGGCCTCCGCCTGGGCCTACCTGTTCGCCAACTACGCCATGAAGGACTGGGTGGGCTTCCTGGAGATCTTCGGGCAGCCCATGCGGATCGGGAAATACCCGGCCGGATCCACCCCGGAGCAGATCGCCATCCTCACCCGGGCCGTCCGGGACATCGGGAGCGACGCGGCCGCGGTCGTTCCGGATGGCATGCTCATGGAGTTCATCTCGGCCACCTCCGTGGGGGCCAGCTCGGACGTCTATGAAAAGCTGCTTCGCTACCTGGATGAACGGGTCACCCTGGCCGTCCTGGGCCAGACCCTGACCAGCGGGCAGACCCGGGGGGGCGGCGGCAGCCTGGCCCTGGGCCAGGTCCACAACGAGGTGAGAAAAGATCTCATGCGGGCCGATGCCCGGCAGCTGGGGGCCACGATCAACCGCGACCTGGTCAAGCCTCTGGTGGACCTGAACCTGGGCGCCCGGGACGCCTACCCCCGGGTGGTCTACAAGGTGCCGGAACCCGAGGACATCAAGGGGCTCACGGAAGCCCTCCAGATCCTGGTTCCCCTTGGCCTGCGGGTGGAGGCCTCCGTGGTCCGCGACAAGCTGGGCCTCCCGGACCCGGGCCAGGATGCGGAAATACTGACGCCCCCCAAGGTGCCCACCCCGGCCCCGCCCCCTGCCGCGGCGCCTGCCCTTGCGACCGCCCACAGCCGCGGCGCCTGCCCGGGATGCGGATCCACCCATGCTGCCGGATCCGGCGATGGCGGGCCCGATGCTCTGGATGACCTGGCCGCCGAGGCCCTGGGCGACTGGACGGCCCAGCTCCAGCCCCTGACGGAGCCCCTGGTGGCAGCCATCCAGGGGGCCCAGAGCCTGGAGGAGCTCCAGAGCCTCATCCTGGAGGCCGCTGGCCGCATGGACCCCTCCAAATTGGCGGGCGCTTTGGCGCAGGCCACCTTCATGGCCCGGGCCGCGGGGGAAGGCGGCATGGCTCCCTTCAAGGCTACCGGCGGCTTGGTCAAGGATCTTGGGTCGTATGTGGTCGGGGCGTGAGCGATGGACACCAAGAACCAAGCCCATGACCCTGTGAACCACCCCTCCCACTATCAGGGCGAGATCGAATGCATTGACGCGATCGAGGCGGCCCTGGGCCCGGAAGGGTTCGCTGCCTACTGCCGGGGCAATGTCCTCAAATACGCGTACCGGGCCGGAAAGAAGGGGACCCTGGCCCAGGACATGCTCAAGGCCGCCTGGTATGCCGAACGGGCTGCCCGGATCACTCCCAAGGCTGAGGCGATCGTTTATCCCTGTTCCCCCTCGCTCTGATGGCCGGCGAGCTGAAGAACCTGGCCCCGGAGGAGGCCGTCAACTACCTGATCCGCCGCGGGGCTGACCTGCGCCCGTCCTGGAACTGGCAGGAGGTCTGGCAGGAGGAGCACGCCCGGGCCTTTGCCGTGGCCAAGATGACCCAGGCGGATCTCCTCCAGGAGGTTCACCGCCAGGTGGTGGCCTCGGTCCAGGAGGGCATCACCCTGGACGAGTTCAAGAAACGCCTGGTCCCCATCCTCCAGAAAGAAGGCTGGTGGGGCCAGAGGAAGGTGGACGGTGAAGTGGTCCAGCTGGGCAGCCCCGAGCGGCTCAAGGTCATCTACGACACCAACCTCCGCCAGGCCTACGCCGCGGGGCAGTGGGAGCGCTTCCAGCGCACCAAGGCCGACCTACCCTTCCTCCTCTATGGCCTGGGGCCTTCCCGGCGCCACCGGGTCACCCATGCCGGCTGGGAGGGGACCATCCTTCCCGTGGATGATCCCTGGTGGGACACCCATGCCCCCATGAACGGCTGGGGCTGCAAGTGCTGGCTCCGGCAGCTGACGGCCGCCGCGGCCGCGCGCCTGGGCTACGACCCGGACCGCCCCGCCCCGGCGGACCGGATGCGAAGCTTCACCAAGGCTGACGGCGAAGTCGTCCAGGTCCCGGAGGGCATTGATCCGGGGTTCGCCTACAATCCGGGCAAGGCCGGGATGCGCTCGGCCCGCCTGGGTGAGGTGCTGGGGGACAAGCTGCTGGGGGCCGATGCCCCGGTGGCCTCCCGCATGCTAGAGGTGGGCGGGGCGGACGTGACCGCCTCCCTCCAGGCTGCCTACCGGCCATGGGCCCAGGAGATCGCCGACGAGCTGGTGCAACCGCAAGGGCAGCGCATGGTGGTCGGCGCGCTGACGCCCGTGGTCGAGCGGGCCATGGAGCAGCTGGTTGAGGCTCTGGCCACCAGCGCCATCACCATGGAGGACCGAGAGATCTTCCACGTCCTGCGGGCCTCCAAGGTGGCCCGCGGGGCCGCCCTGTCCCGGGAGGACGTCCTCCGGATCCCCGAGCTGCTCGCCTCCGCCAAGGCAACCCTGTGGGACCTGGAACAGCCCTCCCTCCTCTACGTCTTCGACGTGCCAGGCGAAGGTATGGTTGGCAAGCTGGTGGTCCGGGTGAACTACCAGGTCCGGGCCCGGCGCGAGACGCTCACCGTGAACACCATCCCCACCGGGGGGCTGGTCCCCCTCTCGAACCTGACCACCTCCAGGTTCAAGCTCCTGGAGGGAAGTCTATGAAAGGGGACCGTGGAATGGGGTTCGAACCCACCGCCGACCGATCTTGTGAACAAGACAGGCTGCCCGACCATTCTGCTCTCACGGTCCGCCTTCAAGATACGCCCGTTCAAGGGAAAA